CTTCGCCACCTGATATTCCCCCGCCTTGATAATCGCCGGCAGTTTCTGAAAATCAGCTGGTGTTATGGGTTTTTGCCCTCGCGCCAATTCTGAACCACCGGCGCCATGATGGTTTAGCGAGTGGCTCATTGCCTGGTTGCTGGCGGCGTGCCTGAAGCCGCGAACATCTTGGCCGGTCATTTTGGCCAACTCCGCCGGTCTGCGCACGTTAGCGAAGACGACGTGATTGACCGTGTTCTGACCGGCCTGCCCCGCCGCTGCCTGCAACCTCGCGCCGGTGCTGATGAACCGTCCATCCCCACCACGCGGGTGCTTTGAGGGGTCAAACGTTCTGCGTGCCCCGCCCCTCGCCTTTCGCTTTCTCGCGTCCTCGAAACGTGGCGCCACCTACCGGTGCACCCCGCTGGCTTTCTGCGGCGGCGGCTGAGGCGGCAAGCTCCTCTTCCGAGGGCTCCTGCTCGCTCAGTTTGCCATACTCGTCTATTGCCGCTTCAAGACCCGGCAGGGAGCCATCCTCAATGAGGGAATTGACCATCGCATCGGACAGTGCATCACGAGGGATGATCTCCTGTCCGCTGGTAGAGCCAATCAGGGCACGCGCAGCGTCAGCCTTCATCTTGAAAATGTCGGCCCGCTCCTTTTCGCTCATCTGCTCGAGCGGCGCCCACGTGTAGTGAATGTCCTGGTCCCGAGTTCCGGTAGCCGAGCGGATCAGGCACTCATCGAGCCGAGCCATTGCCGGCGTCATCTCCAGCTCCTGCATCGACTGGATGCGGTCATGGTAATTCTTCATGTCCGAGGTGCCGGTCGAGTTCATGCCGGCCGGCGACTGGCCCAAAAGGCGGGTCACCGGGATATCGGCGGCTCCTGAGACAACCTGCATGAAAGCCATGAGGATGTCTGTCAGGCCCGCAAGGGTCGCACTCTTGGTCTCGTACTCCTCTTCCTTGTCCAGGAGGAGCGTTCCGTTGATGCCCTTAGCCATATTCGCGAGGGTGTATCGCTCGAGCAACTTGCTCCGGTACTCGGCACTGCCAAGAGACGCCATGAAGTTCGGGATGCGTATCACATCGACTTTCGCTTCGAATATGATCGATGCGATGTTGCGGGATGTGGAGTCCGCATTGTGAATGGCATTGAGCGTTGAGGTAAGGACACTGTCACCCCAACCTTGATTAAAAGTCGTTGCCAAACTGTGTGGCTGCTTTGCTCCAATGAACAAGACAAGTCGCGAAGGATGGATGCGCACCATCTGCGCAGCGCCTGTGACTTCGTAGTACGTCGGCCACCCGTGATACTCAGATAGGACGTCCTGGCTGATCTCCCCTGCGCTCATGTCTTGCCGGCTCAGAACGGTGAGGTATTTCAGACCACCCTTCCCGATGCTTTCCGGCTCCAGTGGTGCAGAAAGATTACCGTCACCGGTTCCAATGTAGAGGCCTGCGCCGCCAAACAGTCTAGCCTTAGTGAACGTCTCAAGGATCTTGCCCTTGAGGTTCAGCCGCTTCTCCTCGGCCTCGATAAGCTCTATCTGATCGTCTTCCGCCTGCCAATTGCGCCATTTGCGACAAGCATCAAGCGCGGGAATATCAACGATCTTTCGCGGTAGCCAGGAGGATCGATAGGCGGCAACGATCTGGTCATCCGTCATGACCGGATGCGTGTAGAAGACCGTGGCGGCCTTGTCCCGCTCAGTTCCCATTTGGGAAGTGAGGCTGGTCAGGCTGTCATTGTACATTGCGGTCCTCAGACGTTGGCAAGGGTGAAGGTGGAGCCAAGCGCCAGCTCATTTAGAGCATCGGCGAAGGCATCGACCTGGTCATCATGTTGGGCGTTCGGGAACGAGCAGACCTCGTCCAGAAAGGTATCATTCCACGGCGCGCGGAGCAGCTTCACATTGCCGGCCTCTGCCTGCGCCGATGCTGGCTTGGCTCGTACCGCCTTCTCACCTGTCGGGCGGATTGCCTGCACGTCATAGCCTGCCAGCAGCTTTATCTTCGTAGCAGCGTCCGACTTGCCAGCTGCGCCAGGATCTTCCGGCATGCGGATACGGACATTGAGGCCGTCTTGGCTGGCCGTGTTCTTCAAGTTCTTCTCGACATCGGCCGGAGACCAGCGATCGCGACGAACATCCTCGACATAGAAGACGTTGCCCACCTTCGCCATGCGGAGCCCCACAGTCCAGTCCGGCTGCTTGCCCGGCTTCTGCTGTGTTGCGGCGAAGTCCCAAGCCCTGCAGCGCAATGCGCCAGCCGGTACCGCATCGACGATTTCGAAGTCGCCGCGCTGGAACATGCCACCCGATCGAGGCGCCGGCCGCTGCTGGAACTGACCAGCTACGGCATACGAGCCCATCGGGATCTTGTCGCGATCAACCACCTCGCGAGGGAAGCGGGCCGGGAATAGAAGCTCTCCATCCTCCCTGCGAGGGTCCGTGAAGCCGATCGATGTCGAGCAGGCCCTATCAGGCTCGAACTCCATGGGAAGCATCAGATGCTCGTATCCGAGCTTGAGCTTCATGATCTGCCCCGAGACATCATCCTCGTGCAGGCGCTGCATGATGACGATGATCGCCGAGTTGATCGGGTCATTCAGTCGGGTCGGCACGCTCTCCCGAAAGATACGCGACGTGTTGGTCCGTTCAGCCTCCGATTCCGCCGTCTCCGTCGAATGCGGGTCGTCGATGATCACCCGATCGCCGCGGCCGCCTGTCAGGCTGGCGAAGGGCACACCCTCACGAAACCCGGTCTTGGTGTTGGCGAACGACGCCTCACCAGCGCGGACAAGTTCAACCTCTGGCCATAGTGCCCGATACCATTCTGACTGGACAAGATCACGCATGCGGCGGCTGTCGCGCTTGACGTACTTCTCAGCGTAGCTGGTCGTCAGATATCGGAGCGACGGGCGCCCCATTGGGCCCCATTCCCATGCCGGCCAGAGAACGGACGTCAGCAGAGACTTCATCGTGCCCGGTGGCACGTTGATCAGCAGCCGGTTTATCCGTCCGTCTGTCACCGCCTCCAGATGGTCGCAGATCGCGTCCAGATGCCAGCCGTGGACGAACGTGGAGTTCGGCTCCACCACATGCCATGCCTCACGAACGAAACCAGCCAGGGTTTGGCAGCGCGCCCGTATGCGCTCCGCATCCTTGGCAACCCGCTCCCGTTCCGCTTCAGCTTGACGCCTCGCCTTCTCCGCTCGGATCGCCCGCATCATCATCGCCGGCTCCACCGGCAAGTGGACCGAAGAGAGCTTCGAGGCGGTCGAGGTCATCAGCGCTCACGTTTGAAAGGTCTACCGTCTGGATAGGCCCACCGTTCGGACCAGAGTGTTCGCGCTTTACCGGGGCATAACTGCCCTGCATCTTGTTCGCCTCGGCAATCGCAGAGATGGCGACACGCGCCTCTTTCTCCGCGTGGCTATCGAAGATCGTCTTGAGGGCCAAAAGCCTGTCAGCGGCCGTCCATTCGGCCTTCTCGGCGATCCTACCCTTGATCTCGCCAACACGTTGACTGATGTTGACATTTGTTGACAACCTAGAGGCGGCGGTCCTGTCCCCCTTGTAACCAGCTGCCGCGTATGCGTCAGTTGCGGTCATGCCCTTGGCGAGTGCTTGGGCGAACGCCTCGTGCCGTGCGTTTTTAAGAACCGGCATTGTCAACCCATAACGAGAAGGACAGCAGCATGAGACGTCATAAAGATACCGGCCCCCAGGGCGTAATCAGGCCGTTCCAGCCATCGCTTGATGTTGCCGGCAACATGTCTGAAGAAGCACGGCAGACCGAGGCCTTGGAGCACATCGCAGTCTCGTTATCGGCGATCGATCACAATCTTGACGCGCTGCTGAGGACCATCACTCTGATCGCGCAGAACACGGGAGCTATCAAACGTTGAAGCCCCTATCTCTACCCTCTACCGAGGATACAGAGAGAAGCATCTGAGAAGCCGGACGGTTAGGCCCGGCTCTCGATGTCAGGTGGGCGGGGGTTAGGAGATACTTCGGGGCGAAAGGGCGGAGGAGTATTCCGCCTTCCCGAGATCCAGCATGGCATTGTGGCTTTCGAATCCGTTGGACTGGCCGGCTGACATGAGCATAGTGCCGTCAGACACGCCGAACACGTCGAGACGCTGCGCCCAATACGGACGGTACGGCGGAAGGTAGCGATCGACGAAGACCGTCTTCGTGACGGCCACGCCGTCGATCTCCTTCACACGGGCCTTGATGCGCTTCCACTGATCCTTGTCAGGAGCGCCGTCCATGCATTCCGTGAAGCCTTCGAACCATGCTTTGAATTCGGAGAGGGTCATGTGCTGGTCCTTTCTGCTGGGGTGGAGGGGTTAGGCGGCGCGCGGAACAGTCGCCAGCTTTGTGTAACGCCGATCGCCGTAATGCTCGCGACCAAGTTCCTTCTGGAACTGCTGCAGCTCTGCATTCGCTTCGTTAATATCGCGAGGAAGATCGACCCATGACCAAGCCACTTCGACACGGCCCCAACGCCTGCTGCTATGCATGGGAACGAAATCCCGCCCGCAAATGCGCCGACGTTCGCCAGCCTTCGGATGCGTCCACTGGTAACTGTGGAGCTGGGCACCAAATCCGTTCATAGACGTGTACAGTTCGCCATTCAGCCAGAAGAAGCGGTTATCGAAGTAAGGAGAGCGCATCCCATGGCCGTTGCCGAAAATCAGATGGTCAAGCCAAAGGATCATCGCTCTCTCCTAAAATGCGAAAGCCCCATCAACCGGGTGACAGACCGGGATGGGGCTCTCTGGCGCTTCACCCGCAAAGGTGAATGAAGCAAGGGACCTGCATGATACAGGCGCCCTTGAGCCTGCGGACAAGCGACAGGTGGGTGATGCCCAAATGCCTGACCGGCCACCCACCAACCTCGATTTCTCAGGGCGTTGAGGGTGATCGCTTGGTGATGACCGGCCGGGTCATTTTCTGCTTTATTTGCACATGCTGTTACGGCTATGCCGTATGGGGCCGGGAAGGCCGCCGCAGGGCACCAAGCCACGCGGCGGCCAATGTCGGATCTCTTTGAAGTCAGATGTCCGAGCTACTGGACCCGTGACGAAGGCCTTAAACGCTGACCCATTCGCCGTTTTCGTTCTGCCGCACAAATTTGAGGGCTCTCAAAGTGGCGAGCGTTTTCTCTACCCGCGAGATCGGGAGCCGCAATGTCGTAGCGACCTCCCTCTCAGTGCGAGGAACATGCAGAAAATCTGTGTATG